AAAAAAGCAACTACATTTAGATTAGGGGATAAGGGGCAAAATATTTTTAAAGCAACTGATGAAGTAAGTACCACCGATTGGCATTACAAAGCAATTATGAAATTGTGGGATAAAGCCGGTTCATTTGGTAGAAAGAAAATAGGAGCAGCGGTTTGTGCTAACCCCCGAGCAACTAAAAGTGATGTTGCAAGAGAATTAAGATATAGTGGTTATAACGATGTATCAGATTATACTGATAAGTTAGGATTACATGAGTTTATACAAAAAAAAACTCTAAACGAAGCTAAATGGGAAGATAATACATACAAAAAATGTATGCTTGGTAAATTACCACTTTCACTTAATATTGTTCAGAAATTAGTTGAACCTATACGAACAACTTCATTACACGCAACCGATATCGACAATTTACCAAAAGTTGCAGCATTAGAAGGAACTAAAAAATCAATTTCTACATTTACAAAAACTACCAGCTGGGGGCAACTTGTTAGAGGAAAGGGTATGCATACAAAGGGTGGTATAATTGTTGCATTATCGGGTACGGTATTAGCACAAAGTATAATGGACTTGTGGACTGAGCCTGATGCACAAGGTAGAAGATGGGTAAATCCTGGTACTGTAATTTCAGGTTTAGGAAGGGAGCAAGATGTTGTATTTAATTTTGCGCCTGAATTAAAACCATATAAGGAAGAGTGGATGAAAAATATGTTTACTAAACCGGCTACAAATCAAGAAAAAGCTGAGTTTATCAAAAAATATTATGATGCAGCTGACAGATATATGTTGAGTAAGAAAAAAGAGTTTCAAGACAAATATCTAAATTCAAATGCATTATATTATGATGTAGACTGGAACGAAGTTGTTCTTTCGCAAATTAAAATTGAAAAGATTTTGGCTATTCCCGGTAATTGGGATGGCGATACAGCTCAAAACGAAAAAACATTAAAACAACTTAAACAAAAATATAGTAAAGTAGAAGTTGCAAAAAATGAAGCAGATATTCAAAACTTTATCAACAATAATGGTGGTAAAGTAATACATGAAGATATAAACCAAACTAAAGATTTAATAATGGAAGATGGAGCAACCGGCTCCGATGTTGAAAACGAAGCAAATGCAGCTGCCGGAATTCTTTTAAGAGATTTTGGTAAACTTAATGGAAATATTTACGAATCAATAAACGAATTAACTCAAAAAGAACAAAGAATTAAAGACGGAAAACCAGGTAATACATATTATGTATATTATAAGGGACAGTTTGCTGTTGATTATGATATGTTTGGAATGAGTGGAGTAGATAGATTTTATAGAGAAAAATTCAAAGTAAGAAAAGTAAAAGGTTCATCATTTAATCCTGATTTTATAATTATTACTAAAATAGACTATGATAGAAGCCCAAATCATTACGCAAAATTAAAACCATATGTAGATAAGTTTTGGGATAAATTACAAAGTGAATCGGTAAACGAATCCTTAATAATGGAAGGTGGTGCATATGGACATATGAATCATCCGTTTGATACTGAAATCAATTTAACGTTTGGTCAACTTAAAGATATTGTAAATCGTGCGTTGGATGGTAACTTAGAATTTGCTAGAGAGAAAACCGATGGCCAAGCCTTGGCTATAAGTTGGATAGATGGTAGATTAGTAGCAGCAAGAAACAAATCACATTTGAAAAACAAAGGTGCGGGTGCTTTAGATATTAATGGAGTGGCTGATAAGTTTGCAGGTAGAGGTGAATTAACTGATGCCTACAATTTCGCTATGAAAGACCTATCTAATGCTATAAAATCATTATCCCAAGCACAAAAAGATAAAGTATTTAAGAATGGTTCATGTTTTATGAACATAGAGGTGATATACCCTACCTCAGTCAACGTCATTCCTTACGGACAACCACTATTAGTATTTCACGGAACAATGGAGTACGATGAGAATGGTGATGCAATAGGGGAATCGGCAGAAGCAGGTAGAGTATTGGGTGGAATGCTTAAACAAGTAAACGCAGATGTTCAATCAAAGTATACACTACAAGGACCACCGGTATTAAAGTTACCAAAATCACAAGACCTATCATCTAAAAAAGGTAAGTATCTTACTATGATATCTAAATTACAAAAAGAATTTGGATTAGGAGATACTGCAGGTGTTGCAGATTACCATCAAGCATGGTGGGAGAACTTTGTGGATAAGAAATCACCAACTACATTAGATAACGCAACTAAAATGGGATTAGTTAAGAGATGGGCGTTTGGTGAAAAGGGATTCCGTATTGATAAGAATTCAATTAAGGATGAAAAGACCCTTGCATGGGCTACCAAAATAGATAAAGAAGACCATAAGGGTATTTCAAAAGATAATTTAATGAAATTTGAAGATATCTTCTTAGGAGTTGGTGCAGATGTATTGGAATTTACCGCATCGGTATTAACAGTTAACCCAGATTCTGCTCTTAGGGATATGAAGAAACGTTTAGAACAAACTATAAAGGATGTTCAGGCAAGTGGAGACCCTAAAAAGATAGATAAACTAAAATTAGAACTTAAAAGATTAAATGCAATTGGTGGTGCTAAAAGAATCGTACCAATCGAAGGAATTGTATTTGTATATAACGGACAAACATTCAAATTAACAGGAGCGTTCGCTTCTCTCAATCAATTATTAGGTATTTTTTACGCATAATTTATTTTATATATACTTATATATGTATTAAAATAAAAACCTAATATAGAATAATGGCAAAGGAATTTAACAAAAAGTTTATGCATCCAACTCGTAGGAAGTTGGTGGATATGGTTATGACAGGTGGTGAATATGCTAAAAACACCACAGTTGGTTGGGAAACTGCTAACGTAGAACGAAAGGTTGGTGATGTTTGGGAAGACGAACATCATAGATATGAGAAGAAAGAGGGATTCACAATGAAAACCTCAAAAAACTCTGAAGCATTTGACGAAATCAGAAAATATATAGCAGAATTAGAAAGATGTTCTAACCCAGATTGTACTACAATAAAGATTAATAGTAATCACAAGAAGGTTATTAAAAAAACTGGATATTGTATCAATTGTTTAGCGGAAAGAGAACATAAAGTACGAGTTGCCGGAGTATGGGAACAATATGAGGATTATAAAATATACACTCGTATGATAATCGATGGTAAAATAAAATTAGAAGAACTCCAACAAGCACACGATGATGTGAAACCTTACTACGAATACGTTAATGAGGATGGGACTAGTGAAAAATGGGAATTACCAAATTCAGTAGAACAAACTCAAAAAGAAATAATGGAAATTATTACAAATGGTAAAGAAGAGTTACTAAAAATAGAAGAATTTAGAAATAAAGCATTCGAAATTTTAAAAGAACATAATTGTGAACATTACGTTTAATACAAAACAATAATGGCAGGAACTTCTTTAAAAGATATAATAAAATTAGAATACCAACGATGTGCTGGTGACCCTATATACTTTATGAAAAAGTATTGTATGATTCAGCACCCTGTCCGCGGTAAAATACCATTTCATTTATACCCATTTCAAGAAAATACACTAACACAATTCAAAGACCATCGATATAACATCATTCTAAAATCTCGTCAAACTGGTATATCTACCTTAACTGCCGGATTTGCATTATGGAAGATGTTATTCAATCAAGATTTTAATGTATTGGTAATCGCAACTAAACAAGAAGTTGCTAAAAACCTTATCACTAAGATTAGGGTAATGAATCAATACTTACCTAGTTGGTTAAAACAAACGACAGTTGAAGATAATAAACTTTCATTACGATACTCAAATGGTTCACAGGCAAAAGCAACTTCTGCAGCAGGTGATGCGGGTCGTTCTGAAGCACTATCCCTATTAGTATTTGATGAGGCAGCATTCATTGATAACATTGAAGAAATTTGGATATCTGCACAATCTACTCTATCAACGGGTGGTAATGCAATTATTCTTTCTACTCCTAATGGTGTGGGTAATTTCTTTCATAGGACTTGGGTTGGTGCAGAAGATGGAACTAATGGATTCAATACAGTCCGTTTACATTGGACGGTTCACCCAGAAAGAAACCAAGAATGGAGAGATGAACAACAAGTACTTTTGGGAGCAAAGGGTGCAGCACAAGAATGTGATTGTGATTTCGTATCATCCGGTGATAGTGTCATAGACCCACAACTCCTAATGTTTTATAAAGAATCATTTGTACAAGAACCATTAGAAAAAACTGGTTTTGATGGAAATCTTTGGAAATGGGAATATC